TATGACTTGCTAGAGCAAAAGCACTAGCATGGTTACCATCCAACAGATCAGCATCTAAGCCAGAACCTGAACCGTCATTGCTTGAACCCCACAAAGTACCCTGTGCAGCAGTGTAGAGGCTACCTGATGTATTGAGGGTCATTTCACGAGTTGTACCCTGCACGAACTGCAAGTTACCGCCGCTATTGGTGGTGAGGTCGTCAGGACTCTCGTAAATCTTCCAACCATTGCCACCGTTCCAAGTGACACCCTCATTGGGGCCTGGGTCGTTAAAGGTCAGGTTGTTTGCATTTATGATGGCAAAGTTATTCATGTTTAAAGTAGTGTTGGCCTGCCCGCCTTGCCAGTTTGTAGCAATAGAGGCGTTACCAGAACCGTCCCAGCTTACTGACCCTGTTACATCTCCTGTCAGGGTTAAGGTACGGGCTGTTGTCCATTTGTCTGCGTTGGGGTGGTAGTGATCACTAAAATACTGTGTCCAACTTGTATCCCATGTGCCGCCAGTCTTGCGTCTACCGTACAATGAAACTTTGTTAGCCTCGCCGCCGTATGTCTGTAATAACTGTTGGGGCTGGCTACCATCTGGGATCACAAACATAGCGCCATATGCCGCTGGACTATTAGATGGGTTAGAACTACCCCAATGTGCTAATGTTCTGGTAGTGTAACCGTCTAAATCACTAGAGGAAGACAAAGATGTTGAGGTAATATTTCCAAAAACATGATTGTGACTGTCATTAGCCACCGTAGAATTTAGTGAAGCATTGCCTGAGCCATCCCAGCTTACTGACCCTGTTACATCTCCTGTCAGGGATAGGGTACGGGCTGTTGTCCACTTGTCAGCATTGGGATAGTAGCTATCTGTGAATACACGATTACCTGAGAAAAGAGCAATTCCATCTTCTTTGAATATGAACTTATCACCGATACCATTAAAGTGGAATATAAGAGCGGATCCCCCTGAGACGGTATCGTGTGATAACCAAGGATAGTTTGAATCTGCGGCAGTGTTTTTCAAACCCAACAGGTATTTCTGTCCAGATTGAACGTATAGAGGGTACGCTGCTCCAGCCGAACCATTGATACCTAAACTACCCGTCATAGTATCGCCAGTGACGTTTACAAAGCGGCTGTCTGCCTCTGTCTCAGTATAGTAGCGACCATCAAGGTTAGTAGAAGCAATACCTGTGATATGCCCATACGTATCAAGAGTAATATCTTGAATGACTGTGCCATTAGAGTTGTCCACTGATGCTTGACTAGATGTGTCAGCGTGTGAGATAGTGTAACTGCCGTCACTTTTGGATAGACCACTACCTGCTGTTGTTGCTACAGCTTTGTTTTCTACACGAAATAGGTCTGCTGTATCTACCGCATCAAAGCTAATGTCACCGTTTGCCTGTAGACGTGTATTCCAACGAGTTGTACCACTTTGTTTCCAAGCAAATACTGTACGACTACTTGCATCACTTTCTAGGTCAATATTAGTACCTGCAACGTCTATCTTAACAGTGCCATTAAGGTCTGTCGTACCGTTAGCAGTAATGTTGTTAAACGTAACGTTTGAAGTAATACCTACATCCTGACCGATAGCAACAGTATCAGCATTGACAGTAACACCTGTGCCAGCACCTACGTTAAGCGTTCTATTAACTGTTAAGTCTCCACCACCAGTAAGACCATTACCTGAAGTAATAGTGCGTGATGTAGGAACCTTATCATCTAGTGCATCCTCTAGACCGTCTACATTAGAGAGAACATGTGAATGTGAATCATCCTGTACAACAGCTGCGATGCTGATATTACCTGTACCATCAAAGTTGGCGTTACCTGTCACGTCACCCGAAAGAGCAATGTTACGTGCTGTGGCAAGCTTAGTGGCAGTACCAGCATTGCCTGTCACGTTACCAGTGACGTTACCTGTTACGTTACCAATAATAGCTGCTGTGACTTGGTTGAATGTGACATTAGCTGTAGTTCCTACATCCTGCCCAATAGCAAATGTAGTACCTGTAAGAGTAAGCCCTGTACCAGCGGAATACACAGCAGTCTCAGCGATAACAGTAAACGTAATGTTTGTAGTACCAAAGGTAATAATACCTGCAGTATTCATCACATACAGTTCACCAGCGCCTGTAGCACCTTCTTTAACGAAGTAGGCATCACCTTCACCTAATGCGTTAGGATCAGATGCACCATAGCTGTCAGCGTCTGTAGCACGTGTTAGTACCCAGTTAGTACTACCGCTACCTACAGTAGTAACAGTGTAGATACCATTCTGAGTAGCATCTGTTTGTTCATATACAAGTACACGATCACCAGAGCTAAGAGCTACACCATCAATAGTAATAGCTTCCTGTGTACCAGCATTAGTAAGAGTAGCACCTACCCCTGATGCACCATTGTTATACGTAACAGTTAGGTTAAGAGGAGCCTCAACACGTACAGGCGTGTGATAGTGAATACCTGCAGCAGCAATAGTATCTACATACTCTTTTGTTGCAGCCCCAAGTGCAACAGTAGGATCACCATTAAGGATAAGATTACCCGTCATGGTTCCGCCAGACTTCATCAATGCACCAGCAGCAGCTACGTTAATAGCGTCTGTTACATCCGCATTCTGTTCTACTGTATCTAGTTTTGAACCGTCTGTTGCAACATCACGTCCATCAACAGTACCTGTAACTGTAATGTTAGCAAAGTCTACATCATCACCTGCAAGTGCAGCATGTGCAGCAGGGTATGTCATAAACACATCTTTAGAACCTGCAGAGAAGTTCTCAGCAGATGTACCATTAGAGCCAGATAAGACAGTAGTACGGGTAAGAGTGTTACCTGTGTTCCATGTACCTAGTCCTACTTCCCACTCATCAACACCGGAGGAGGTGTGCACAATAGCGTAGTAAGTAGTATCACCGTTAGTCATGTAGGACTGGAAAGTGTCAAAGGTAGCAAGAGAACCACTAAGAGTAATAGCTCCTGTACCTGTAGAGGTTGTACCTTCTTTGACACGATCTTTGATGATAAACGCCATTGTGCAATAACCTTATAGTTAGTTTAGCTGATACGGATTACAGCGTTAGAAGCGTCTGCTGTTGGGAATACAACAGTGAAATCACCGCTAGTAGAAGTAACAGTAGTACCAAAGTCAAATACTGCAATAGCAGCGTTGCCTTGAGATGCGTTGTAAATGATTGCACCGTCTGCAGAGATAGTCAAGTTAGCGAACACTTCGTCAGCGAAGTCTACGATAGCTGTACTACCCGCTAGAGTAATGGTAGCAGAGTCTAGCTCTTGACCACCAGCAGTGTAGTTAGTACCTACTGCTTCATCTGTATTACCAGTGATGTCAGAATAATTAGTAGTGCCAGAACCATAAGTACCAGCAGGAGAAGCTTTGATAAGAGCCACTTTGAGTGTATCTGTATCCAGATCGTGAACACCCCCAAGAAGCTCTTGCTTGAAGCTGTTGCACATTGCAGTTGTGATAGCCATCTTGTGATGTCCCTTTTATATGTGAAGAAAGCACAAAGGGGCCAGCACGAAGCCAGCCCCAGTGTTATGCCTATTAGGCAGCGTTGTAGTTAGCAACAATAAGAGCCTCTGGACGCAGGATCTTGCGACCATAGAGGTGCATACCACGAACGATGTCAGCAAAGCTGTCTGGGTCACGGTAGTTCTCTACTTTGTTGATTTGCTCAGCAGAAGCAACAGCCTCGTCCTGACCAGCAACAACTACACCGTAGTTAGTAGCCTGTGCAGTTGTACCGTTAGTACCAGCACCTGTACCCAAGTAAGGCAGGTTGTTGGATACGTAGATACGGAAGCCGTGCAGGTTGTTGAGAACCAAACCGTTCATCAAGCCTGAGCCACCGAAGTCTGCGTTCAGTACACGAGAGTCTTCGTCTTTCAGCATCTCAACAAAGATTGGATCAACAACCATCCAGCGACCACGTGCGTCAACGTTTTGTACGTCAAGCTTACGAGCCATACGTGCAACCACAGTCAAAGGAGAAACAGTTGTCGCAGACAATGCTGTTGCACCTGGGAGGCGTGGAGCGAGTGGGATGGAGTCACCTGCAGTAGCTGAACCAGAGATGGTCAAGTTACCGAAGTCAGTTGCGTCCAGTTTGTTGGTTGCCAACAGTTCGTCAGTACCAGCAGCAGCATTGGCTTTATCGCCAGAAGCTGTTGTGTTGACGGCCCAAGAGCCTGCACCACCAGTGTAACCAGACAAGTAACCCAAGCATTCTTCATCCATGGCGTCTGCCATTTTATAGGCTGCACGGTTGGCTGCCAAAGAGGTGAAGTCTACGTGAGAGAACTGCTCTTCAATGTCATCCATTTTGAAAGCAAAGTAGTTAGCTTTATCAATAGTCAAAGAGAAGTCTGTGTCATCAAGTTTCTCTACTGAGATACCTGTGTGACGCTGCAGAGGATTGACGGTTACGTCTGGCTCTTTCTGAATGCGAACTGTGTCGCCTTGGTTTGCAATCTCACCAAAGTAAGA